TGGTGCGGGGAAAGAGACTCGAACTCCACTTTCTGCACTACTAAATGACTGTTTTTTCTAGTTTTTATGCTCGCCGAGACTGCGGAACCGGGGGCGTTGTGTAGCAAAATCCTCGACAGGATCATGTAGCAGCCGGAGCGTGGCGTCAAACGTGGCTGTGCTACCTCGTCCAGACTTGTCCCGCTTTGTCGCTTGGCCCGACCCCAGGCAGAAAAACCTGGGACAACGCACCCTGCAGTTTCAGCAACGGCGCAACTCCTGAGAGCCCACATCGTGTCTACTGCCCGATGTGGGCATTTTTTCGTTTGTAGCTTCCGAACTCGACTTCAGACCCGCGAGCAATTCTTCATCGACTCCTCCGCCGGCACCGGAAACATACCGCCGACATTTGCGGCACACTGTTCTCGTCATCGCGAAAACGGAGGCTGCCATGCAGGGCTATCGCACATCGGACTGGAAGGCATTCCGGCAAAAGGTCATCACCCTTCACGACCACGTCTGCGTTCGATGCGGGCGCGGGCCAGCAGACGGTGCAGTCCTGCAGGTCCATCACAAGCACTACGTCGCCGGCCGGAACCCTTGGGAGTACCCCTACGAGGCGTGCGAGGCGCTGTGCAAGGGCTGCCATGCCGAGGAGCACGGGAAAATCCCACCGAAACACGGCTGGGAGTTCCACGGCTTCAGCGATCTTGGAGACCTGAGCGGTGTCTGCGACCTGTGTGGCACCGCGTATCGATACGCCTTCATGGTCAGCCACCCGGACTGGAAAGCGATGGAGGTCGGCGAAATCTGCTGCAATCACTTGACCTCGACCGACGACGCTACGGTGTTCATGGAGGAACGACGCAGGCGCGCAGACAAGAAGAAGCGGTTCGTAAAGTCCCCGCGGTGGCGGCCTTGGAAGAATGGCTCGGAGGAGATCACCCAAAACGACACCGTGATTGAAGTTTTCCGTGGTGTGGGCGGATTCCGACTACGCGTTTCCGGCGTAGAGGGAATGCTCTGGTTCGCCGATTCTGTAGAGGCAAAAGCCCACGCGTTTGACCTCATCGAGTCCGGCACGGTGCAACAGTCTGTCGAGAAGATACGAAAGAAGCGGGCGCGCGTTTTGCCGCGTGGCTCGTCAGGCAACCCTGCAAAGCAGCCTATCTATCCAAGGCAACCAGGCGCCAGCTAGAATGCATGGGAAAGGCAGTTGTCATGACAACCATGACAGACTGTTGATCTTCAATTCTTCCTAGCCGGGGTAACTTTATGCGGATTCTTGGCGCCATCCTTGCCGTAGCTGGACTCATCTGGGGAGTTGTGGCCTTCAACATGAGCACGCACGTTCATGTGCCTGAGAATAGAGTTGTCTCTCCGCTCGGCAGCTACTCCATTCCGGCAAAAGACGTTCACAACCTCGACCTTGCAGATAGGCGGCAGACGCACCTCATGATCTCCGGAGCCGCACTCTTGATCGGAACGCTGCTCGTGGGTTTCGGATCGCTGAAAGGCGCATCAACTAACGATCGAGATACCGAAGTTCGGAGTTGCCCGTTCTGTGCTGAGGACGTGAAGATCGAGGCCAAGCTATGTAAGCACTGTGGCAAGGAACTCCCAGCGTATGAGCCCGTTCCTGCACCGAAGGGTCCGGGTGCAGTCTCTCTGCATCAAGCAGCCTGGGACGGAAGCTGGTCGACGGTGAATCGGCTGCTCAATGAGGGTGCCGACGTTAATCAGAAGAATGAGGAAGGCAGAACGGCGCTTGAGCTTGCACGCGCTCGCGGCGACCACGTAATCGCAAACCTCCTCGTTACGCGTGGCGCGACAGAGCAGCGGCCCTAATCAGTCTGCCAGATGATAAAGCTAAAGCGCCTTAATCCAGAACTTCCCGGAAACTAGCGCTCACCGTCCGGGTGGTCGGGCTCGTCGGGCTACTGCTCCACTCCGAACAAACCCACCTCCCCCCTGCCCCATGCGGCGGCACCCAATCGAACGATTCCAGCCCAGCGCGTGCGCTCAGGAAGGCTTCGATAGCATCAGCCGTCGCACTCGCTCTGTTCTCGAAGGTCAGCGACCACACCCGCCGCACGTGCTGCGTGCCGATCTGAATCCGTCGCTCAGCATCGCTGCCGAACTGGCTAGGCGGGATGACAAGCACTTCCGGCTGAACAGTCAGGGCGCTGCCGTACGTCGGAATCCACACAAAGACAGCCATCGCTTACTCCATCACTTCAAGGGTTGCGGACACTCGCCAAGCATGTTCGTTGGCGACTGTCTCGGCTCTGTAGGGTTCTTTGAACCGGGCTGTGCGCAGCGCTTCACCATCGCCCATCACGACGGGCATCAGAAACCACCCTGCCCCGTCATAGATNGCTTACCCGGTACGAACGTCGTCGGAACGCGTCAACGACTCGGCACGCGTCAAGGTCCAGGTCACCGACACGTCAGTCGGCACTGAGATATAGCGGCGTCGAGTCCGTTGCCGGACCCCGCGTTCCATCTCAGTCCGGATGACGTTGTTAACCGGCGTCAGGCTGTACTGGCTCATCGACGGCTTCGGCAGCGTCGTGGGGAACGTCGGCGTACTCATCGACGCGACCCCCGCTGCACGGTTCAGGCCATAGACGTTTTCCATCGTGTTGCCGATCTGGCTGCGTCCACGCGCGAGGTTGGAAGCCATCTTGCCCTCGATCTGCTCGACGATGATGTCAAGCGTCATATTGCCCTGTGCATCTGTACCCTGTTGCACGCGTGCTTGTGTGCCGGGTGCTTCATGCACATTGACGACGACGTTGTTACCGCCGGTGCCGTTCATCGATACGCCCAGCTTGCCGTCGCTGCCACGCTTGAGCGGCAGAATAGCTTCCGGCCCAGCCTCACCCATCAGGCCATTCTTGAACCCGCCCCCGGATGCGAACTTGAAGAACGTCGGCGAATTGACGACGCCACCGGATGCGAAGGGCTGCACTCCACCGTCAAACACGCCACCCTTGGCGAAGCCAAAGAAGCCCATCGCAGCCTGCACAGCCTGAAGCATCTGTGCCTGCACGATCATGCGCAGGATGTCGGCAATGAACGCCTCAGCCATCTTGCCGGCGTCAGTCTCGACGCCCATCGCAAAGTCAGTGAAGGCATCAGCCATGTTGCGGGCGGCATCGTTCATCACCGTTTCGAGGCTGAGAACGCTTTCCTGCATCTTCTCTAGCGGGGCGGTATTGCCAAGCGCGGCATTCACGGCTTCGTTGTACTGCTCGACGGTGATCTTGCCCTTCTCGAACGCATCGGCCAGGAACTGCATCGTGGCCCGTTGCGCCTCAAGTTGGGCAGTAGGCGTCGCGGCCAGCAGTGCATTCAGCTTTTCCTGCTCAACTGCCGCCTTCTCGGCTTCGCTGGCAAGTCGAGATTGCGCAACGATCCCCTCTCGCATGGCGGGCGACATCTTTGCCCATTCTGGGGAGGCCATGACCGACAGCAGTTCCGACTGGGCAGCGGTGAGCTCGAAGGCCCCGGTGATCGCCTCGCCCTGAATCTCGAATAGTGTCGCGATCGTCTTCAGGTACGCACCTTCCGGGTCAAGCTGCGCGACGGGCTTGCTCTTGGGCGTCTTGGGGGGAGTCGGCAGCAGCGGGGCAGTCACTGTCACAGCAGGCAGCGGGGTCGCGTTCGCGCTCTGCTGCATCAGCCGCCAGTATTCGAGTTCTTTTCGCTTCTGCGCGATCAGCTTTTCCGGGACGAGGTTGCCGAACAGGGACTTCTCGTGCCACTTACCTTTCTCCAGCGTTTCGAGTTCGGCGTTCAGGCGCGCGATCTGCTCGGCCGGTGACTTCGTCGGGTTCGACAGCCCGATGCCAACCAGGGCCTCAAGGAAGGAGAGCCCTGCGCGGCGGGCGTTCAGAAACTCCGTCGCCAGAGCGTTGATGGTCGGGATCACAACGTTGCCCACGCTGGCCGCCAGCCCCTGCGCAAGCGTCTGCATCCGCGTGAGGTTGTCGTTCAGCTCGACCGACGCCTTGGCTAGATCCTCGCCCATGATGCCGCCGAGGGCTTCGGCCTCGACACGCATCGCTTCCAGGCCGGCACGCCCGTTGTTGAGCGTCGGGATCAGGCGGATGCCGGATTCTTCCATCAGCTTGTTGGCGATGGCCGACTTCCCTGCCCCGTCTTCCATCTTGCTGAAGGCGTCGGCGATGTCGAGCAGGACGGCATCGACACTGCGCAGCTTTCCGGTGCTGTCGGTGACACGGATGCCCAGCGCGTCGAACGCCTCGGCAGCCTCCCCGCCCTTGCTGGCAGCTTCGAACATCTTGTTCGACAGCCCCTTGAGCGCCTCACCCATGTCGTCGAACGTCGCGTCATTCAGCCCCGCCGCATAGTTCAGCGCGGACAGACTCTCGATCGCCACGCCGGTACGTTGCGAGAGCTTCGAGAGTTGGTCGGCAAGGTCGGCCGCCTGCTTGACGCTGCCAATGACGTTGAGCGCACCCCAAGCAGCGGTGATGCCGGCAGCCACTGCGCGTGAACGGCGAGTTCGATCGCCCTCGCCCGCTCGCGGGCTTGTACGCTCCATCTCGCGGGTTTTCTTGTCGGCCGTGCGGGCGGCCTTGTCCATGCCGGACTCAAAGCCGCCCGTCTTGGCGATCAGGTCCAACGTAAGGACGCCGAGGCTTCGACTCATTGCCCGACACCCGCAAGAATGTTCATCACACTGCCCATATCGGCCACCATTTCATCGTGTTGCGCTCGCATTCCCGGCAGGAAGTCGCCAACTTCAGCTTCCCCACCGGACAGCCGGTTGATCTGCGTGGCGATCGTGGCCAGGAGCCTGTCCTGGTGCCGCAAGCCGCCGCATCGCTTGGCGTAGGCGAACCACTGCTGTGCCTCGTGGTAGCTCATGTTCGCCTTCGCCTCTGCAATCGTTTTCCCGCCGACACCGCACAGCACGAGTTCATGCCATACGATGTCGGCGTCAATCAGTTTCCCGGCTGGACGCCGTTGACCGAGTTGAAGGCTTCGATCAGCTTCGACGCCAGCGACACATCGAGGCGATATGCGTCGTCGTAGCTGATCGGCTCTTTATCCTCGCCCAGCAGGACCGCAGCGGCGATCATCCGCGCCGAGCGCGAACGATCATCGGCGGCAAAGAGCCCTTCCACGTCGCCGAAGGACAGGCGCTTAACGAACACGTCGAACTTGTATTCCTTCCACTCGACCGGAACCTTCACCGGCTCAGCGGGGATGAAGGCCCCGACCTTCTTGAGTTCAGCCANGTTCATGATCAAGCCTTCGCCGAGATTGCCGGCATGCCNGANACCTGCACCGANACNTGCGAGGTCACGACGCTGTTCAGGCTGAAATCGAAGGTCACGTCAGAAACGTAGCCGTCGAACGACAGGAACGACCGGGTGGTCGGCAGGGTGAAGNCGCTGCCGACAGCAGTCGGGGCNGCGGTGCCATCCGACCAGCCCAGCGCCCACTTGAGTTNGGTGCCGGCGACGTAGGCCGCGTGCAGATCCTTGTGCGCGCTGTTCGACGGGTCGAACTGGATGGTGAATTGGGCGCTGCCCGGCGACATCAGGCCGGGGGCGAAGGTCTTGGCGTTGTCGGACAGCGTGGTGGTTTCGATGCTGTCGCGCTGCGCGGAGATACCGCTGATGCTGACGGCGTCCACAGCCACGACGGTCGTGGCGTCCTTGATCCAGTACAGCTTGGTGCCTTGGGTGAGTTTGGCCATGCTCGATTACCTCAGATGGATAGATTGAAAACGGGTGGTGTAGCGGAACAGGCCGGACTCTTCGTCCTTGCCCGTGTTGAAGAAAACGATGTAGCCGCTGCCCTCGATCGCCTCGCGGATGGCTTCCGCCAGGGTCTTGATCTCGGCGGCGCGTCTTGGCCCATGCGTCGATCTGGTAGGTCGATCTGGTACCGCCGCAGCAGGACCGGACAGCTTGGTTGAACGGGCGTACCCGTTGATGACCTGGAACGTGGCATACGGGGCGGTCTGGAGCTGCGGCGCGCTGCCGAACTCGAAGAACCGCACCGGGGTTGGTGCCCAGCACCGCAGTGCATGCGGGGCTTTGCTTGATCAGTTTGGAAGAGCGTGCTCATGCCTTGTCCAGCTCCCGGCGAAGTTCTTCGGCGATGCGGTCGATCACCGCCTCGGCGTTGTTCTCAAGGGCGGGCTGCATGAACGGCTTGGCGGCGATGTGCTGCGTGCCGAACTCGACCATCCGCCAGTAGTACGGGCTGTCAGGGTTCTTCTTCGCACCGCCGCGCACGCCGACACGAACGGCAAGCACGCCACGGCGGAAGCTCGTTTGCAGTGAGATGTGCGCCTTCGTCTTGATGTTGTCGGCGTCGGTGCTGGTGTCTTCCGGCGCGTTCGCCTTCACCTCGTCACGGACGATCGTCATGCCCTTGCGGGCAGCGGTGCGCAGTGCCTTCTTGGCGATCTTGGCTTCGATGTCGCGCAGGCGGTCGGTCAGTGCCGCAAGCTCTTGGCCGTTCAGCTTCAGCATCACGCCACCACGCTGCAGGGGATGGTCAGCCAGTCGCGGCCCGTCGTCGGGTCAGGAAGGAAACCATGCGGGTTGTAGGTGGTGCCCGTCGCGGTATCGACGAGGCGCATGTCGGGGGTGAGCCCCGAGCGGAAGCGGATGACGATCCGCGCGCTGATCTGGCTCTGCGTGCTCTGGGCTGCGATGAACTCGCGGGCGCTCAGCGGCTCGATCGCGGCGAACACGGTGCCGATCACCTGCACGGCCTCGACAAGCTCGCCCGTCTCGGGATCTTGCGTGACGATCGGCCTCTCGATTCGGATGCGGTGACGCAGGCGGCCAGCATTCAGCTTCATGCGAGGGTCTGCACCCTTTGACGCTCAAGCAGGCTGCGCACGGTCGGGCTCAGCACGTCGGCGCTGCTCGATTCACGGTTCAGCCACAGCTCGCCCAGGACGAGCATGACCGCTGCGTCTTCGATGTCGCCGTTCGATTGGCTGTTTTTGCCGATGTAGTCGGAGACGATCGCGCGGGCGAGCATGAGCTTCTGCTCGATCTCGGGGTCGTGCTCGGTGCCGTCGATGCGCAGGTGATAGCGGGCTTGGTCAAGCGTCGTCATGCCGTCACCTCTTCGCCCGTCTCCGGGGTTTCCGACAGCGGGCGGTCCTGCATCTGCCGATAGACCTCGTCACCACCCTTCACCGGGGACAGCCCCTCGCGTGCGCGCACCTCGTTGATCGTGATCCAGCCCGCGTTGATCGCGCTGCTGTGCGCGGCGTAGCGGCTGGCGGTGTCCATGCGCAGCAAGGCGGATTCATCGAACTCGCTGCGCATCGTCGCCGGCAGGTCGAGGCCGTCGTCCAGGCACAGCTCGATGGCTTCAACGAGGTGTTGAACCGCGTCCGAGTAGTAGGACAGGCTCATCTGCTCGTTGCTGGTGTAGGGGGCAGCAGGGCCGGCGCCGATCTTCCAGGCTGGAACGTTGAAGGCGCGGCACACGTCCTGCGCGGTGAACTGCAGCTGCTCGATCAGTTGGGCATCGACCGCACTGACACTCATCGCCTCGTAGTGCAGGCCNTCGCCNAGGACNGCGGTCTTGCCGAAGTTCGAGCCGCTGAACTTGGACTCCCAGTCCGCTTTCAAGCGCTCGGCAGTCTCTTTGCTGATCGCACCAGGCGCAGTCANCACGCCACCCGGCTGCGAGCCGTTCTCGAAGAACNNCGAGCTGTTGCGCTGGATACTGACNCCCTGTAGTGCAGCGAGNCCGGCNGCGGTCAGCGGCGACACCCCGACCAGCGGGTGATACGGCGTGATGCCGCGATCGTGGATGATCTCGCGGGACGGTGCAGTCGCGCCCTCTTCGGCGATCCCGGCGAGCGTGCTTTGGCGGAGCTGGTAGAACACGCTGCCGTCGTCAGCCACGAGGACCGTGACAGCACGCGGATCGAGGATATGCAGTGCCACCACCTTGCCGGCGGCGTCACGCTCCTTGAGGGCGTACGCGTTGCCATGCAGCAGCTTCGACAGCGCCCAGGCAGCGAAGAACTGCGCCCGGTTCTGGTAACGGTTCGGCTTGCGGAACAGCTTGGCAAGCTCGTGGTTGATCTCGCTCCAGACGCCCTTCTTCTTGGCGCTGATTCGGATCGGCAGCTTGCCGATGTCGTTGCTGATGAGGGATGCACAGGCGAAGACGGCGCTGTGTGCGAGAGCCGTTTCGACCTCGATCTTCTCATCGCGCTGCCACGCCCCCGGCGAGGATTCGCGAACGATCGGAAACCAGCCGCCCGAGTTCGTCGGAACCGGGGTCGCCGACTTGTTGCGCTTGAGGAAATCGAAGAATCGCATGTGCATCCCTTGGGTCATTGCCCCACCCTTTCGGGCGGGGCTTGGTCATCACGCGTACTTGGCAGCCGACACGCGATACACAGCAGTCGGACGGCGACGGTTCCAGGTGATGCCGCGAATGGCCTTGATTGCCATCGCGCCGGTCTGCCACAAGCTGACAAGCTGTGCCGGAGTCGGGGTCTTGCTGTCATGGACCGGGGCGGTATCCATCTCGAGCGAGGCTTCACGCGACGCATCGATGGCAAGGCCACCTTCAGCAAGCAGGATTTCGTTCTGCACGGCCAGCACCAGGTCGTAGCCAGCCACCGGGGTGCCGGGAACGTTGGTGCTCAGCACGACGGGAAGACCCTCGAAGGTGCCGCCAGTCACGAAATCGACGCCGGGGAACTCGCGCAGGCCGGTGGTCGCATTCACCATCATGGACAGCGACAGCGCGGTGCTCGGGTGCATGATCCACACGCCCGAAGCGATCGGCTGATTCGCAGCGACGAACGCACCGTAAGCGGCTTTCACATCAGCGCGCACGTGGGCAGCAGTCACGCCCGAAGCAACGGCAGTCGTCGCAGCGTTGGCGATCGAGGCGGGCTTGACGCCAGCAATACCGGCGTTGGCTTGATCGATGAAGGCGACATCAACGGCTTGCACGACAGCGTTCAGCAGATCGTCACGCACCAGGATCTCGGCGGCCGGCTCGGAGCGGCGCAGCAGCTCTTCGGTGAAGACTGCGATGGCGCCCAGCTTGTGCGAGCCGACTTCCAGATCGCCGAACGCGGCGTTGGTGATCGGGGCAGCCTTGCCCTCGCCGATCCAGCTCGCAGAGGTGCCGCTGGTCGCACGCGGGATGCGGATGTTCTGCGGAACGTTACGCACGCCCGACAGCTTGCCGACGATGGTCGCAGGGCGAAGCATGTCGATGAACTCGCCGGTCATCAGTTGGTTCTCGACCAGCACCGAGAGGCCGGCGTCAGTGGTCGAACCAGCCGCAATCGCAGCCTTCAGCACGGTCTCGACGCGGTTGCCGTAGCCGGCAGCCTTGGCGATCTCGACCGCCTGCATCGGGTTGCCCTTCGCGAGCGCGAGCGACTTGGTGTAGCGGACGAAGTCCGTGCCCTTCGGCGCGTTGTCTTCGACGCTGATGTTCGAGCCTTGAACGGGCTTCGCAGCCTTGGCTTGGCGGGCTTCGGCAGCCTTCAGGCGATCGAGGTGCTGATCGATCGCAGCGATCTCGGCCTCAGCGGCCTGGTACTTGGCGTCTTCGTCTTGCGACAGGGTGGCGCCTTTGGTGATCAGCGCGTCCATACCGGCCAGGACTTCGGCTCGCTTGGCTTGGAACTGCTGGATTTGCTCGGAGATGGTCATTGCGGGTGATACCTCAGTGGTGATTGATACGGACTTGACGACGTGGATGGCGGCTTCGGTGTTCGCCGGGATGGTCACGGCTGAAAGCTCCAGCCACTGCCACTTGTTGAACTTGAAACCGGTCTCGATGGGCTCGGCTTCAAGTGCGCGGAATCCGACCGAGAAGCCACTNACNAGGCCGGACTTGATGAGTTGCCACACTTCGCTAATGCGNGCGGTCGCGTCTTTAGCGACTTTGGCCACGATCTCGACGCCTGCTTTCGTTGCAGTCGCTTCGATGACGTGGCCAATNGGTTGATTCGGGTCGTGGTTGAAAAGCAGAGGCAGCGGCAGCTCGAAAACTGCGCCTTCAGGGATCACGATGTCGCCATCACGATCCGTCTTGGGGGTCGTAGCGATACCGCGAATGATTCCCTGCTCAGGGTCGAAAGACTTGACCGTGATGGTCGAAGAGGCTTTGAGAATGCTTTTGTCCATAGGCGCTATTCTCGCGCCTATTGAATTGGCATTCCATAACCGAATTGTCCTGTATTGTCCTGTTTTGTCCGATTGAAGAATCTACAGGATCATCAGTTGGTATTCGGGTTCGCGCTCTTCCTCGATCATGAAATTGGCGGCACCAAAGGCCATTGCGAGGGCGACTATGCCGTCAATCCGGGAGGTCGCTTTGGACTTGTCGAGCTTGCGATTACCGGCGGGGTCTTTGGTGACGACTGCGCCGGCTGCGCACATTGTCAAGACCGGGTGCATGCCATGTGCGACCCGCTGATTCAGGAACTCGGCTTCGACGGTGTCCAGTGCAGGCGACATATCTTTGAAGCCCTGCCCGTGCGGGATCAGGGGCAGATTCAAGCTCAGCGCCTCAAGCTCTTTCTTGAAGATGTCGATGCGCCAGCGGTCGAAGGCAATCGCCTTGACGTTCAATCCGTCTGTCAATTCAGCGATGTCGCGGGCGACCTGTTCGTAATCGACTGTTGCGCCCGGAGTCGTGCGCAGAAAGCCCTGATCGCGCCACACGTCGTAGGGTTGGCGATCGCGTCGGGCGCGATCCATCAGCCCGTGCGCTGGCGTCCAGAAATGGGGCTGTACGTGCCAGTTTCCTTTGCTGTCCTTGGCGATCAGCACGAGGGCGGTTAGGTCCGTTCGTGCGGACAGGTCGAGACCACCAAAGACTTCGAGCCCGTCGAGATAGCCGGACGCTGCACCGCAGCCCTTCCACGTGGAAAGGCTCATGAACGGCGACACGACAGACACGCGCTGATTCAGCGTCAAATTTCGGAACGTACTCTCGACGCTCGGCATCCGCATCGCCTCGGCCGCTTGCTGCTGCGTGTCCTTCAGACTGCGGAACAGACCCAGTGCCGGGTTCGCTGCCCGCCATGCCTTGCGGTCATCTAGCTCGCAATCGGCAGGCGCTGCATAAACGTGTGACACGATCGTCGGGTCGCCGGACTTATCTGCATCGTCCAGCCAGATCGAGAACAGGTCGGTATCGTTGGCGGCTTGCGTGCTGATCGCGATCAGGAGCGGCGCTTCGTGCGCACCCTGTGCCGTCGTGATCGCATTGACGAACTCCGACGTGGGGCCTCGCACCTGCCCTACTTCGTCCAAGATCGCCAGAACGGGGCTCAGACCGTGTGCCGTCTTCCCCTCGGCGGCAAGTGCCTTGTACTCGACGTTCATCGGGAGGCCGAATAGCTGCTTGCGCGAATCCACTACCCGCACGATCTCGGCCAATGCCGGGTTCAGGGCTACCATCTTCGCGGCGAGGTTGAAGACGATCGCCGCCTGCTCGCGGCTCATGGCACCGGAGACGATCTGGCTGTTCTGCTTCGCCTCCGGACCCACTAGATGCACGAGCACAAGCGCTGCGATCAGCGCCGTCTTGCCGTTCTTCCTGGCGATGGACAGGAATGCCTTCCGAGTGCCCTTGCGGTTGTCGTAGATCGCCTTGATGAAGCGCTTCTGGAAGGCCGCAAGCTTCATCGGGGAACCGACATGGATGCCTTCGGGAACCCGACAGTACGTCTCCACGAACCGGATAACTCGTGCTGCGCGACTGCTACGGGTCATCCCACGGCCCGGAGCTTTGGACGTGCGATCAGGTCATCGTCGGCGTTGCTGATCGCTGCTGCAAGATCGCGTGCGGCCTGATTCTTACCTGTCTGATGATCTGCCTTGCCAACGGTGGCGTTCGCGTGAATCTGTAGCGCACGACAGGTCGAGATGATCCGGCTCTGCACGTCATCGATGATCAGCAGCACCGGATGCTTATCGAACTTCTTTTTGCCTGTGCCGGGGATGAGTGGCGCTTGGGTAGCCATGAGCTTCCGCATGCGCTCAAGCTCGCCATAGTCCTCAGCGAGATTGGCAGCCAGGAACAGGTCGGACTCGGTCCATGCCTCACGGCGCTTCGAGTTGATGATCACCGCCCAGTACTTCTTGGCGCGGTCCGACAGCTCAAAGATCGGTTCCGGTAGCGGCCGAGCGAGATCGGCAGAGGTTTCGACTGCGAACTTTGTTCCGTCTGCGCGTGGTTTGCGTGCCATTATCGGACGCCTCTATTTCGCATTGTGAAAAATTCCATTAGCGAAAAATTGACAGGGTGAGGGCGTTCGTTTGCGGCTGCTTTTTGGCAACATTTGCCTACCCCCCTACTCTTCGGCATCGTTGGCTTGTTCATCTGCATCACCATCTACTGCATCGCTGTGTGGGTCGTCGCGTTTGATGTACGGGCGATAAAGATGCAATGGGCAAGTGATGACAGTGCATTGCCTGACTTCAAGCCTATTGAAGTTGCAGCAGGACAGGCACATCGCTTGAATTGCTCGGCGCTTTGAGGCAGTACCTTCAAGGGCATCACGAACGAGGTTCTGATACAGCGGCTGTGCGTCGCTGATGAACTGCTCTTGGCGTTCGGTTAGCCGTTCCATTGCGCTGCCTGTGCTTCGAGGTAAGCAGCGTGTGCTGCTTCGGCCGTTTCGTGCTCTTCCGCCAGGATGTGCGTTCCGTTCCGGGTGCTGATGCGTGCTTTGTATCGCCAGCCCCAAGCAATGACGCCTTCCGGGAGTTGTTCGGGCTCGTGATTAGAGTTCATGGCGTTGATTCCAATAACGTGATGCTTCACCGTGCAGTTCGATGTGTGCTCGGCGATAGGCGTCGTGTGCTTGTTCCGGGCTGTCGTGCGTGCTGATCATTCGTTGAAGCCGTTTGCCGTCAGGCTGGGTCATGCCGATCACTGCGGAATAGCGATCACCTTGACTTTGTTTCGCGCTTGACGTACGCCGTTAGGCAGGCCCGACTTATTGGGTCGTTGAGGGAGTGATGCCTGCGTCAATTTGGTTTGGCCTTCTCGCGCGGCCTTGATCTCGAGGCGGCGCTCTCGCTCAGCGCCCAATTTGGTGCGGCGTNCGGTAGCGTCCCGTTTTGCGCGGTGTTCAGCGACTTCAACTTNAAAACGGCGTTCTCGCTCAGCGTTCAACCTTGCACGCATGGCGTTGATGGCATCGGTAGCTTCTTCGAGATTGGGGAATATCCCGACTCGTCGGCNTCCNTTGCCCGGATCAATCAGAAATGCCTTGAAGCTCACAATCTCGGCATCGCGGTGGCTCTTCCAGACCGGATTAATGCCCAGGGGCAGATTCAAGGCGCTGATTATGCGGTCGCGTTCGGTCTTCAGTTCCTGCCTGCGCACTTCAGCCGCGAGAGCTGCGGCGGCCATGCGCTCGGGGCCATAATGCCCTTCGAGGTATGCGTTCCAGGCCGCATTGGGATTTGCTTCGATCCGCTCGCGATCGCGAACGAGGGCGGCGAGCTGGTCGGCGATCGGGATCATTTCTTGATGAAACGCAGCTCGAGAATCTTGATGAACTCAGCGCCCATGTGGCCAGCAATGCCGGAAATGACGCCTGCCAGATAGACGGGTACATCCGCATGAAGACAGCCGAGCGCTGCTAGTAGGCCGGCAAACCCCGCTGTGAGGATGTGCGCACCAGCAGCGAAGGTTGAATAGCGCTCGCCGGAGAGGATGCGGCGGGAGTAGGAAACGATGCCACCCCAGATTGCAGCGATCATTGCGAGAGTTGCGACGTAATAGTCTGAGGTCAGAAGACGTTCAGGCATTTAATCGTCCAGCTCCGGTTCTTCGACTACTGCGGGGCGCTGATTCACGAAAAGCATGCTCATCCGGAGCATGTGCCGCCCCGCGTGACGAAGAACTGCGAGGCGGACGTTATCGCTAAAACCCTCTTCGATCAGCTCGGCATTCAGCAATTCGAGTTCCGACGCGAGAATGAGGTGGCGAGGGTTCGGGGTGTATTCGATTGGAGCGGTCATGTTTTGCACCAGTGGTGATTTCGATCAAAGGGAATGCCGTAGATGTCGCCGCCCACTTCGATACCGGACTTCTCCATCCGCTGCTTGATCGCGTCATGACACGATTTGCAGCACGACTGGAGGTTGTGCGGGTCGAAGAACAGCGATTCATCGCCTTTGTGGGGCGTGATGTGATCGCAGACGGTGGCGGGAACTTGACGACCGGAGCGGGCGCAGAAGACGCAAAAGGGCTCACGCCTCAATTGTTCAAGGCGGAGTCGTTTCCAGGCTGCGCGGTCGTAAAGCTTAATCCGGGGTTCCATGACGTAATGATAAAGGCTGTCATGGCTATTGGGTTCCCTGCACGACTAAACACGACAATACGGGCGAAAAAATAGGCGCCCGAAGGCGCCTTTCTGATTTTCAACTACATGAACAGGCTGATTCTAAATCAGATCACCAAGCAATTTCAATTCATTGGCCTGCATATCAATGTCCTGAATTGTCCGGTCGTGGCGTTCGATCTCAACTTGCCGACGTGCGGCGAGGATGCGCTGGCTGAGGCGAACTGCCGCCTTGAGTGAATTGCGCCGGGCGGTGGCGTCGCGGGTGTCTCGAATCAGCTCGTAAAGCGCCATCAGATTGCCGACAAGGTGCGCGACGTAGTCGGGGGACGCAGCGGCTTCAGCCTTGGGCGCGCGTGCTTTGATGATTTCGTCGATAGTCGGCTGGCCGGGTTTGCGGATCGCGTCAAGGTCGAGATGATCGCCGTCCTTCGCGCCCCATGCGATTTTCGGGAACTTCATGCCGGCACCGCCTTGTTTTTGGCGTCGAGCCATTCACGGACGGTAGTCCAGGCCCATGCGTTGCGTCCGCCGATCTTGATCGGCTTCGGAAATTTACCGATCTGCATCCATACATGCAGGGTCGTGCGATGGATGCCGAGCGCGTGGCAAACCTGCTTGGCTCGTGCGAGGGCGGGGAGTTGCGGTACTTCAATCATTTGAAACCTCAGTAAGCGGTGACTTATCAATGAAAGAAGTTTACGCGACTTGATACGACAAAGCCATAAAAATGCGGACAAATAGAATTGGATGTTTGAAATATTTTTTGAATCTTCTATTCGAAGACGGCGAATGCAAAACATGCAATTCAAGATGCTGAACCGACGGGTGCCGCATTCACTGCTGTCCCCGGTCCCAGGACAAGGGACAGTGCCGTGCCGGACTTACGAGAAAGTCAATACCTCACAATCTTTCCCTCACCTGATCGACAGACGCGTTTAAACGCTCTCAGAGTGGTTTAAATCCATTGGGGTAGGGGTAGATATGTGTACGATCATTTAAATCGCTCCTGCGAGCTATACACAAGCCCCAGAGCAATCCGGAGAGAAGGAAAGACACAAGAAAGCGGAAGCGCAGCGCGGAACGCGCAGCGGGGTAGCCGGTAATCCCTACTCTGTTGCGCCAGAGCTTCGTCGGTCGATCAAGCGGCACGGCTACCCTCCCGGAGTGGAGCGCGCAGCGCGACGCGAGGACAAGCCCCATCCCGGACTGGATGTCTTGGCTTCCTACTCCGGAAGAGAAAGATCGCGCCGAAGGCGCGGCAAGGAGCGAAGCGACGCGCAGGCGCGCGAAGCGCGCAAACCCTCGTTCCGGAGG